TGTAGTAGAACCGTCACTAATTGTGATAGCACTATTAGCTAAGTTGGCATTTGAAATAGCCGCTGAGCCAGATAACATAGCGTTAGTAATATTTGAAATTGTGTTATTACTAGCGTCTATTGTTTTATTTGTTAATGTCTGTGTCCCTGCGTTTGTAGTAAATGTACTTGGTAATGTAATTGTGTTACCTGATAAATCTAAAGTTGTTGCTAACTTACCAGCAGTTACGGCTGTATCAGCAATTTGATTAGTACCAACTCCTGAAGCCTTAATTTGTAAAGCGTCACCTGATACTTCAATTGTTGTATCATCAACAGCAACATCTAAAGTATTACCAGTTTTTGTTAAAGCGTCACCAGCTGAGATTTGGCCAGCACCAGAGAACTGACTAAATGTAATATCATCTGTTCCTAATGTAGGCGTTCCGTTATGTGTTGCTACATAACCATTATCAGCATTAGCAGAACCTTCTTCAACAAAGAAGAATGTACCACCTGTTAATTCAGCAGCTGTATCAGCGTCTGGACCTCTTGTTAATACATAAGCAGATGAACCATCACCTACAGTTGTAACAACATAGATACCGTTTTCAGTAGCGTCTGACTGATCTTTTAATAATACTCTATCACTTGCTGATGGAGTTTGTCCATCAATAGATAAAGCACCATTTGAACCAGCTGTAATAGTACCAGCACCATTGTCATATGTTCCAGCAATATTGGCTGTTGAAGCATATCGTACTGATTCTTTTACATCTAAACCGTTCGCAACACCATCAACATATGCTTTAGTAGCAGCGTCTTGAGCGCCTGATGGATCAGTTACGTTTGTAATTCTACTTGAATCAACATCAACAACACCAGAACCTTTTGGACTGATTTTTAAGTCAATGTTTGTATCACCACCTGTTGTAGCAATCTGAACGGCATTACTTGTAGCAGCGTTAGTAATTTCTAATTCATTTACAGCAGATGTTTCTGTTTGTAAAAGAATTAACTCATTACCATTCGCATCAGCAATAAAACCACCATCAGCAAATTTAGGAGCTGTAAGTGTTTTATTAGATAATGTTTCTGTGCCTGCTAATGTAGCAAAAGAACCATCTGATAAAGCAGAATTAAATTCAGCAGTTGTACCAGTTAAAGTTCCTTCAGATAAATCTAATGTGATTGTGTTACTATCACTATTGATTGTTTTATTTGTAAGTGTTTCACTACCTGCTAAAGTGGCAAAAGAACCATCTTGTAAAGCAGTATTAAATTCGGCTGTTGTACCTGTTAAAGTATTATTACCTAAATCAATTGTTTTATTTGTTAATGTTTGAGTACCAGAGTTAGTTGTAATTGTATTATCAACTTCTAAAGTTAACTCACTACCGTTTACACTTGAAGTAATACCTGTTCCACCTAAAATACTAAAACCACCGCCTAGTGGAATATTTGTAGATGAAGAACTATCATCACTAATTGAAATTGTAGAATTTGTTAATGATGAATTAGCAATATTTGATATTGAGTTACCAGTACCATTTGCGTCAAAAGTTTTATTAGTTAAAGTATGAGTAGATGAAGCAGTTAAAACATTACTATCAATCGCAATTGTTATAGCGTCATCACTAACTGATGTATCAATCCCAGTACCACCAGTAAATGTTAATGTATCACCTGTAGTAAAAGTATCGTTTGTACCACTATCAGCGGCAAGTGTAAATGAACTAGCAGCAGCATCAGCAAAACTTAAATTACCTGAACCGTCAGTTGTTAAAATTTGTCCATTTGTACCATCACCATCTGGCAACGTGAAAGTAGTGGAAGTTGTGACAGAATTTGGAGCTTTAAGTCCAATGAAATTTGTTCCGTTATTAGTACCTTCATTTAATTTTAATTGACCACCTGTAGAAGCATTATTACCTATAAAGATTTCATCAATCGCTTTGTTAGAGTCAACAAGCAAAGATGCTGATGCTGTTAATGTTCCTGGTGTATGATTTGTTAAACTTGTAAAATATTTACCACCAATAACATCTATATTAGCGGCTACACCGTCTGTTTCGGTGCCTGTTCCTATAAAGAGTCTATCACCATTATTACCTTGGGTACCTGTGCCATATGTATAGGCCAGTTCACCTTGGGCTAATTCCGATGGAGCGGTAGTTCCTGACGATCTTTTTATCTGAAGTATTGTTGCCATTTAAATTCTCCTAAAAATTACCACCGTTAAATCTTATTGGTCCTGTGGTAGTGTTTAATTCGTTTCTTGTTATAAATTTGTCTGTTTCAGCATCATATTGAATCAAAGCACCGTCATTAAGAGAAGAAACATTAACATCTGTTAAATTTCTTAATTGTCTAACACCATCAACATTTACGTTTGCTGTTGGAGTTATAACACTAACTTTTTGGGGTCCAGATGAAGTTGTACTGTTAATTTTAGCAGTTACGCCACCTGTACTGTTGATTACGGCTTTTACCATAGATATATCTCTCTTTTGTAATATTTATAATAAAATTATGCTAAAGAGGTATATTAAACAGTGACGGATGGACTTACTGTAATAATACCTTCAATCACTCTAGTAACTGTACTATCGGATGTCTGTGTAATTTCAACGTCATAGACGTATCTAGCAGGAGCGTCTAATTGATTTGTTTGATCTGGTGTTAATGATAACGTAATGACGCCTGTAGCGGGGTCATCAGCAATTGTTGTCGTAATTGTTGTTCTTGTTCTTGTAGAAGTATAACCTCTGGCCATTTTGGCTGAGGCCGTATAACCTGTTAAATCAAATTCTCCACCGTCTGTATCAGAAACGGTTACATCACTTGAAAATGTTGCCCCTTGGTCAATCCTTAGATTTGCTGTCGCTGCCATCTGATTTTTCTAACTCTTTTTTAATCTCACCATTATAGTAATTAGTTAAGACCTCTATTTTTTCCAATTCAACTTCGTGTCTAGTTTTGGATTGTTGAATCTCAGCTCTAGCAACAATTATATTTCTACATCTTAAAGATAGGTCGGATTCTTTATATTCTTTACCATCAATTGTAAATGTTCTTTCTTTTTCACTCATAATACTATTTATACCTTATTTTATACTATTTATGTCTATTATACCACCACTATCGTGGCCTTTTACTGGTGGTTTATATTTACCTTGTTTCCATCTTTGTTTAAAGTTAAAAGACACAGAAACACGCCAGCCATCTTCACCTTTTAAATCACACATATTTTGTGCCACTTCGTGTGTTAACCAACCAGGAAACATTATTAAACGGCCTTCAATGGGTTGATAATGTACTTCTCTCCAATAGTGAGGTGGTTTCTTTTGTTTATCTGCCATAATAGGTAAATCCATATGTCTTTCACCACAAGGATCTGTAAACCAAATATGACCACAGTTTGGTGGACACTTAATATAATAAACACCTGACCATTGAGCACCAGGATGTACGTGATTTTTGTTATGAGAATATTTGTAATTTATATTTCCCCACATATTATCACATACGGCTTCGGTATCAGGATGATACCCCTCAGCTTCATAAATCTCCTCTTGCATCTTAAATAATTCTTTGATTAGAGGTTTATATTCTTTTCTATGGTGCATATCAACGGCACTATGCCAACCTAAAGAGTTTGAACGAACTATACCTTTTTCATCTCTTTTTTTCCATTGTTTTAAATGTTTTAAAAGATGTTTGTTTAATTCTTCCGAATTTTGTAAATCTTTAAAAAATATAGGAGTAGCATAAAACAATTCTCTATTTAAATTAAATTGTTTTTGTACTTCGGGTTGTTTAGGTTGTTTCTTTTTTCTTGGCATTATTTAAAAGTAGGACCGTGAATCCATCCAACGATTGCGTGTCTTACACCCTTTGTTACTTTTGTAATTCTATGAGGTAAAAATGATGGATAGATTATACAAACACCTTTTTGTCTAAAGGCCTTTGCATCTACTTTTGAACCAATAAATTCAATATCTCCACCTTCATAATCTTTTGAATCAGATAATTGTATAGTAAAACTTAATTTTCTATGACATACAGCATTACCTGTATCTACGTGCCAATCATAATGGCCGCCTTTTTCATATTTCATTAACATTGGAGCATCAACATCTAAAAAGCCTGCCATATCAAATTTATAACGAGCATTATTGGCTTGTTTTGCCAATTCTAATATTCTTGTTAATGGCCAGCCTTTATCATTAATTGGCAATACTTGTTGTTCAACGTGTCTTACTTTTTTATTTACTCCACCACCGATTGTTTCACCAGACATCCATAATTCTTCTACGGCCTGATTTGTAATAGCGTCACATTGTTTTGTATCAAAAAATGTAGCGTGAAGTATAGAACAAAATTGATTATTTGCTTGTAATGATACTTGATTGGGTTGTGTGGGATTTACTTTAGGACTACCACAAGAAATTTTATCTAATTGTTCTTGTGTCTTTTTTCTTGTCGGTTTTTTAGCCGATTTAGTTTTAGTTTTCTTTTTTGCTTTTGGCATAATTTACTCCTCAATTCAATTTTTTATATTTATACTAAACTTTTGTTGACTTACTAGGGTCAATCACAGCTTGCATATTAAAGTGTATAAATCTAAACTTATCTTTACCCTTATGATGAACATAAGCGTGTGGCATATAAGAGTTAAAGAAAATAAACTGGCCTGGTTTTACTTTATAATGTATTTGTGAAGAACCATAATTTACTTTACTAGGGTCTTTCATTTGTAAGTCTGTCATTTTTTTACCGGGTCTAGGATCGTGGAAAACAGGATGAGATGTTTTTTCTGAACACTTTAAAAAGTAAAAACCAGAAATATGATTATTACCGTGTTCGTGTATATCGTGGAAACCACCTGTTTCTGGAAACTCTTGTACCCATAATTCTGTCATCATTGGTATACGATTATCTAAATTATAACCTTGCCAATGTAACATATTCCAACCTTGCTGTAAAATTAGATTTGCTATATCTTTAAATTCTGGATATTGCCATAACAATTCACTATGTAATGAATTAGGCATTGTATTTGTAGGATCATTTTTATCTTTAATTTTCTTTTTCCAATTTTGTTCAACTCTTTTTATAATTGGATCAGAAGCCTTATTTAAATCTTTTACCCATTCTGGTTTATGTGATATGTAAATAGGACATTTAAAAATGTCTTCTACTTTAAATTGTAATTGTTCTTGTGTGGGCGCTATAACCTGTGGTTGTTGAGCGGCCTCTTTCTGTGTTGAAATAAACAGATTTTCTGGTGCATTGTTTTTTTTACTCATTTCATTATCCTATCATCTTTTTATATTTTTGTCAAGCCATATCGTAAAATATAGTTAAAACAAGTCTGGAGTTATTTATATCTGTTCCAAAATTGTCTGTCGGTTCGTGTTCTATATTTGAATTATATAACACAAATCTATTGTATTTATTGTCTAAATAAGTTGTATCTTTTAGATACAATGTTGTACCACATTTTTTAGGTGGTTTGGGATACAAATAAACTAAACCTCCATATCTAACTTTATATCCTGGTACTATTTTATCTTCATGTCTATAACTATTGGCACCCTTAAAAGTATATGAAAAAGATATTTGTAAATTAAAATCTGTATATTTTTCTTTAGGGTGATTTACGTTTTCTAGTTTAGATATATGAGGTAATATTTTATTATGAATATTATTATAAAATTTTGAACTTATATCATCAAAAAAAGCTGTTCTATAACCTGGAAAATCACCTATACCAGTATCATTTGGATGATTTTCTTTTGTATAAAACTTTTGAGATAAAGCAAATTCTCTTATGCTATCAGGATTCTCAAAAAAATTATCTTGTATAATATAGTACATTCAAAAATAATATAATTTATTTAACTGTATATTTACCTACTCTAGGTGCACTACCACCTTTACCTGGCCGACTTTTATCAAGTCTGCCCCATTTAGGATCATTCCAACCTCTTCCAAAGTTATTTGTTTCGCCTAATACCCATTTCCATACTTTTTGTGATCTAGTCTTTTTAGCTTCTGCACTAATACCTTTTTCTTCTTCAGTAGGCTCTCTATTTAATGACACACCTTTTGGATTCATATGAGGCATAACTTTACCTTGGTCAGCAGCCGCTAACCACGCTTTCATATTCATTGACCTATTTGGTTTGTATTCTTGTTGCCAAGCACCTGTAATAGAATTTTGAATCATTCTACCTTTACCAGCACCTTTTTTAGGTTTT